TACTTCACGGGGAATTCTATTTTCAGCCATTTTGGGACTCCAATTTAGTTAATTCCATAGCATATTGCTCTGGAGAAAGTTTGAACTTCTTAGCCAAAGCTAATTGTGTCTGCGTCAGTCTAATCTTTTTTGGGGATGTAGAACGTGTAGCAGGCGCTACGACCGTTGAGGGTTTTTTTACAGAATCTTTGGTTTCTGTGGAATTGCCAGAAAACTTTTCTGGAAATCTTTTCTTCATCTCTGAGTCTATAGATGACCAGTAATGATCAGATCCCGTAGGAACCCCATCACGTTCTAATCTTCTATGGATACCCATAGCGAGGAAACTCATGTCGTCATCAACACCGTACCAGCTGTTTTTGTCCAGCCATGCTTGGGTTTTTGAATCCAAACGTTGTGGTTGTGACTGTTGTTCTGGTATTTTTAACTCATTTTGCTCTGTTTGTAAAGCATTTTCATCATATTGAGGACGATAACTCTCAATTTGTTGAATTTTGAACTGTGCTTGAGTTAATTTCTCTTGTGCTTCCATTAATTTTTCGGAATCACCAGAGTCATAAGCCTCTTTAAACGCAAGCCTTGCAAGATCTAGTTGGCGATCTGCACCTTCTTTAGCATTAGAAACATAAACTTTCTCACCTTCTGTAAGACGGTTTTGTAAGTTTTTTGTTTTTTCAACTAATGATTGTGCAACACGAACTGCTTCTTGCTGTTCACGTACTGCTTGTTCTTTTGCTCTACGCTCATCATTAATGAGCTTTTTCATTTGTAATAAACGTTGTTTAGCTTCTTTAGAGTATTGCTCTAAATCATCTTCTTCAATGTCTTGTACAATAGAATCAGGTAAAGGTGTAGAGTTCTTTTGGTCTTCTTCTGGGCGATCATCAATCACTTCGATTTCAACTGGGGACTCTGCTTCCACTTCTACTTGAAGCGTTGTTTTTTCAACTTCATCTGGAAATTGAAATTCTTCTTTTTCATTTTCAGCCATTTTAACTCTCCTTAAACACGACTAATGCCACGAGGATCCTGAACGGTTCCTTCGACACTATCATCGTTGATTATTCGGAATTCACGTCCATGAATCTTTAGGCGTGTACCTGAGTTAGGACGGGCTAAAATAAAATCACCTTCTTTACACCACGGGCCTGTTGGAAAGCGTTTTTCATCTTTGTAACAATCAGGACCAAGTTTAACTACAAAAAATACTGTAGATAATATTTCTTCAGTTCTCATTGTTTCAGAAGATTTAACAAGACCGCTGTCAAATTTTTCTTCTGCTTCTGGTATCGCACATAAGATACGATATCCTGATACTACTGGGAGTTGCTTTGCTTTGTCATCTGCTGTTTGAGGCAGAATTGTTGTTGCATTTACATCATCGGGATTTGAGCCGATTAGTATTTCACTCATCTGAGTTCTCCATATTTTTTTGAAGGTCTTGTATGTATCTTCGTGTAGAAAGCAGACCCGATATCTTTCCACATATACTTTGGTACTCAGCGTAGTCTTTGGCTACACCAGTTCCTAAATGCTCTTCTAAATTTTTTACTTGTATATCTATTTCTCTTACAACGACTTCGATTTTATTCATTTAGTTTCCTTGTTTGAAGGTTGTTGATTTTGTTTTTGTTGCTTTTCTTGCATAGCCATTTGGGCTTTAGATCTACCAATATCAGAACCTAATCTGAATCCTTCCATTTTTTCTTTGGAAGCAATATTAGCTTTTTCTGCTTGAGCTTTAGCTGACACTTGCATACCAGCAATTTCTTTTTGTGCTGATATTCTTGATTTCTCAAGTTCAAGTTGATCTGCTTTAGCTGCGGCATCAATTTGCATTTTCTTCATCTTAATATCAATCTCTTGTGCTTTAAGTTGAAGTTCTTTCATTTGCATTTGAATCACAGGATCTTGTGCAGCTTGTTGTGCTTGTTGAGCAGCTACTGCAGTTTGATTTTGATTGAGCAATTGCTGTGCAGCAGGTACGGCCATACGAGCAATTTGTATTTCTTGCTCTGGTGATAATTTAGTTTGCTCATCATCACTGTCAAGATCGTTGTATGGAATGTTAATACCCATTTGTTGTTCCATTTGGCGCTTATATTCCATGCCTACGTGCTCAGTAATATGAGATTGTAGTGCTTGGGCAATTAAAGGCGCTTGAGGATTCTGACCAATCACTGCTTTAACCTTAGGATCATTTAATAAAGCTAAGTGAATAGCAATATGAGCTTGATGATCTTGATACATGAAAGCTTTTAAAGGTTTATTCTTCATAGCATTCATATTTTCAGTAATAGGATCTAATGGTTTTTCATCTTCTGGTAAAGGCACTAGTTTTTCTGCATTTTTAATGCCTAAAACCTCTAACATTTGACGATGTAAGTAAGGAAGGTTGTAAAGTTGTGGTGCAGTTTGCGATAACTGCAAAACAGCTTGGTATTGAACCACTTTTTGACTCATAGTTGCTGCATTTGGGTCACTTACAGGGATAATATTGACCATTGAATAGTCTTTTTTGCGTGCTTTTCTATTACCTGTTGCTGGTTCGTATGAATAATCTTCAGGTGCATAGTCTGCAATAATGCTTTTGAGTAATTTAAACTCATTTTTCATAGCAAAATGCACACGAGCTTGAATAGCACTCATAACTTTGAGTGTTCTTTCTAGAATAGCTAACGTTGTGCCTACTGGAGAGTTAGCGCTCATGTCAGAAACCTTCAAATCACCCGCTGCTGCAAATCTTCTACCCTCTTCAATGATCTGATTGAGTAGTTGAATAAGTGTTTGTGATGGTTCTTTATAAGGCAATGGCATGATATTGTCTTTCATCGTGCCAGAAGGAACATCTACGTCCCTAAATTCGCCTGGAGCAATCGGTGTATCATCACCTTTAACTCTTAAACCACGAGTTTTAAATCCACCAGGTAGGTTTGCTAGTGATCCAGCGTCTACTAATTGTCTAAGTATGGATGTTCCAGATTTAGCAAAACCTCCTATTAAGTGGATCAAACCAAAAGCGTAAAAACCAAATCCTGGAATGTATGGATAGTGAACAAAATGCTGACGTTTTTTATAAGTCTCATCATCAGGTTCCCAGTTACGTCTAATTGCAAGAATCTGCATACTTCCTCTTTCAAGCGTAACGATATAAGGAAGTTTAAGACCAGTAGGTTTTTTCTTTTCATCTACATGTTCAAAACCTGGAAGATCTAAATCAACTTGCATTTCTAATAATTTATAACGAGAATCAGTTGAAGCTCTAAAGCCTAATTTTTCTGCAATCTTTTTCTCAACTTCATCTAATGTATTTTGTGGTGCACCTAATTCTGTATCAAGATAAAAGCCATCAATCTGTAATCTTAATAATTCATTTTCTGTTTTACGCATGACGTGCGTTACACGTTCTGCAGTTTCAAGATTAGATGCGCCATAAGGTACGACTAAATCTTCTGATGGTACATAGATAGATACTTGACGATCAAGACCTGGATCTACATAAACCTTTTTAAATCCATTACCAGAAAGTGCTGTGCCCCATAACATACGTTCATGTTCAGAACGATATTCAGTCATCACTTCTGTAAGCTCATAGTTCATGTCATCAACGACACGCTCCATAGCATCTTTTTTCTCTTGTGTTTCTTTTCCAATAATTTCGCCTTTAACAGGACCTGATGCTGGAAAAGTATCCATGATAGTTTCTGATTGAAACTTAGTTACAGCTTCTGCAAGGATTGGGTGATATACTCCACACGCACCATCCCATGGCTCTGATCTTTCTTCAATCTTTAAACCTAGAAGTTCAAGACCATCAACATAAGTTTGAATCCAGTCTTTTCTTGCGGCAATATCAGAATCAAAGTCACCAACTAAATCACCTGCTAAGGTTGCTAATGCACCCGCACTTAATTCTTCAGCTAAATTTTTACTAAACTCACCTGTGTCTTCTGTGTTATCAATATCAATTTCCAATCCATCTATATTAATTTTTACAGATTCAGGATCTTCAATTTCAATTTCTACTGGAGGACCTTGCTCAATTGCTGCGAGACCTTGTGGTAGTTCGTACAGTGCTTTGTCGATTGCCATATATTTTCCTTAATAATATGCAGTTTTGCGTCTAAATTCTCTTGGTTCATCAGGTTCATCTGAGGGGAGTGTTATAAATCCACCTTTTCGAAAACGAATAAGAGCTTGTGTTGAAGAGTCCACTAAGTCATCGTGGTCTGAATTTGGAAATGCTGCCATCTCTTCTATGACTTCTTCGGCCCAACGTTTTCTTGGAGCCCACACCTTGCCAGATGCGAATAAATCTGTTACCGAATTTAATCTACTTATTTTATCGTTTCCACGGGTTGGTGTAAACTCCTGAACGGGTATTCCCATCCTTCTTAATTCAAAGAT